TGGTGATAGTACCGGCGGCGCTGGCGGTTCGGCGAAGGTAGAGGGTAGCGATTGGGACTTAGTTAAAAAGGTTTTACTACCGCACTTCAAAAACCGTATAGTAATGCGTATACCGCCGTCTAACCCGCGCGAACGGGTCCGCGTCAATAGCGTCAATAGCCGATTACTAAATACCTTCGGCGAAGTGTTTTTCGTCGTAGATAAAACTTGCACAAATACTATAAAGGACTTCGAAGGCGTTAGGGTTATCGAAGGCGGGACCGGGGACATAGACAAGAAGCGCGATTTAATGTTAACCCATTTAACAGATGCAATAGGCTATTACGTTTCACGCGAACACCCGGTAAGGAAGTATGTAGCGTCGGGGGTAAAGTTTTGGAAATGACTTATAGTCAATATACCAGTACAGAAGAGGAAACGCGCGGGGCTATTAACATTCAATGCCTTGCCCGGTTTGTCCCGAATAGGTTTGACTTAGCGCCGGGCTTCTACCCTAAGAACCAAACGGAACGGTTAGCTTTACGCATACTAAAAAAATATCACGACCCTAAGATATGGCAAGCCCAAACGAAAAGATAATTTATTTTCCTACTTGCGACGGCGGCGCGGAAGGCGCGCTATCCGATATATTGAAAGCCGTTAGGGAAAACCGAATAAAACATTTTGCAGTTATAGCGCAAGTGGTAGGCGACGGGACCGAAGACGTAAACGATTCGCATATACCGGACCAAGACCCAAACACCGAAGGCACGCTACTAACCCGCTATTACTTCTACGGCGACAACATGACTATGTTGCAAGGTCTGTTAAATCGTTTAGTACATTCGATTAATTTGTACGTAGACGGTATAGACATATTTGGGGACGACGATTAATAACTATATACCCGAAAGGCCAATAATGCCTACAGAACCTAAGTTAACGGCGCGCGAAAAGCGCTGGCAGGCGGAAGACGACGCGCGGACCCTTGCTACAAGTGAAGTAGTTCGTAACGACCCAGCAAGATTAATCCGCGCAAAGAACGCCGCCCGGCGCATAGCCAAACAGGAAAAAGAGCAAGCGCAAGCTATGACTCATGTTGCTACAAATGTCAAAGGTATCTCTTCGCTGGAAAGCGGCGAAGCGCCGAAGCCAAAGAAGAGAAAACCAGCGGCGAAAAAAACTTATAACGTATTCGGAAAAGTGTAATGTCTATAAAGTGGCGCGGCGGTTGTGCTTGCGTGGTGCATGGACACCCACGCAAAGCGGGAAGCAAAACAGATAAGCCGAAAGGTACAGCTATAAAGTGTTTTTGTACTGGGACACGGCAAGCCAAACTTAAGAAGGCACGCGCTATGCACTTTGCTATAACTCAAAGCCAAAAGCGAAGGGGTTAAAGTAATGCCTACAAATCTATTAGTAGTTAGCGAGTTAAAGACGACCCACGAATTATATAAGCTAAACGTTAGCGAATGGTTTTTCCTAATGGCGTCGTATGAAGGCGCGCGCGAACTGGTACGGCAAGGCTATCTAAAAAGGAATGAGCGCGAAAGCCAAGCTAACTATACCCGCCGCCTGCAAGAAGCTTACGGCTTTAGCTATAGTAAAAGCGTAATCGACCTATTTAACTTTTACTTATTCAAGAAGCCGGTCAAGCGCAATATGGGTCCGCTTACCGAAGACGAATTATGGAATATGTTTGTAAAGGATTGCAACCTTTACGGCGACAACTTCGACGACTTTATGACCGAACAAGGCCGGTATGCAAGCATTTACGGACATATAGGTATACTTGTAGATAAAGCTAATAAGGCATTTGAAACACGCGCGCAACAGTTAGAAGCCGGGGTCTATCCTTACTTAGCGCCTTACTTCCCGCCTGCTATACTTGATTGGTCATACGACCGGGACGAAAACAATAGACCCTTTTTATCTTATCTCAAATTGTTAGACGACCTTGACGGCGAAGACTTTCAATATAGGGTATGGTATCCCGACCACTTCGAAGTTTGGGAAGTACCGGACGTTGACGAAAGTAGCGGGAAGTCTACAGACGATAGCGCCGAAGGTAAGTTAATCATGGAAGGCGAAAACCCGTTAGGCGAAATTCCCTTCGTATGGCTATATAACTTACGCGGGAAGGTACGACCCATAGGGGTTAGCGACATTCACGACGTAGCACGTATAGACGTAAGCATTTTACGAAATTTAAGTCATGGCGAAGAGGTAATTAGCTATGCCGCTTTTCCTATGATGCGTAAGCCTATGCGCGAAGCCCGGCCCGACGGGGCTAAAGCAGATCAAGCCGACGAAGCAGGCGTAACCGCCGTTTTAGAATTTGACCCCGACCATCCCGAAAGTAAACCCGATTGGCTTGAAGCAAGAGTACAGGAACCAATAGCGGCTATACTTGATTGGATAGGCCGAAAGGTTGCGGAGATATACCGGGCGGTCAATGCCGGGGGTATGGCTTCAATGGAAGTATCAACCGCGCCGAAGAGTGGCGCGGCGCTTAAGGCCGAATTTCAATTACTCAATTCTAACTTAGTTAGGAAGGCGACTAACTTAGAGCAAGCCGAAAAGAAAATCGTCGAATACTGGGCGCGCTGGGAAGGCATTGAAGGAATAGAAGACATTACTATAGAACGGTCCCGAACATACGACGTTGAAAACTTAGCCGCCGACTTAGAAAATGTCTTAACTGCAAAGACTATAGTAATGTCTAAGAAGTTTAAAGCAATCCTACAAAAGAACGTGGTTAGGGCTATGCTACCCGCCGCCGAAGACGCGCAACTAATAGAGATAGACGAAGAGATTGACGCCGCACCCGAACCGACCCTAACACCCGAAGGGGCTTTTACTACAGAGGAAGACGAAGAGGAAGAGGAAGCCGAAGGGCAAACCGTCTAAAGGAGTAAAGCAAATGGGAAGAGGAAAACAGCGTCAAAGGTTTAGCGTCCGCAAAAATCCGAAGACGGGACGCTATGTCAAAATCGACAAACGTAGAAATAAAATAGTAAGTAACACGAAGAGGAAGCCGAAGCGTGACTAATGTAGCTGTAATAGGTATAGGCAAATTTGGCTATTACCATGCCGAAAAATATAGTCAAATGCCGCGCGTCAATTTGATATTGGCGGACAAGGTAGCCACGCGCGCCGAAAGCGCCGCCGTCAAGTTAGGCGCTACCTATACAGATGATTACCACAACATAGAAAAAGCCGATTACGTAAGTGTAGTAACGCCCGACGCTACGCACCATGAAATAGCAAAGCATTTCCTTCGGCGTGGTTCGAATGTCTTAATTGAAAAGCCAATGACTATAAGCTTAGAGGAAGCCGACCAATTATTTGTATTAGCGAAGCTATACGAAAAGAAGTTATTCGTAGGCCACTTAGAACGCTATAACAGCGAATACTTGAAGGCAAAGCAAAACATATCCAACGTTAACGGGAAAAATCATTATGACTATATAAAGGCGTGGCGGTCGAATAATGGTAAGGATTACCCGCGCGATAATTCAGACGTTGTAACCGATTTAATGTTACATGACATTGACTTAGTTTTAGACCTTGTAGGCGAAGAGGTTAAATTCATACAGGCGAAGGGCTTAAGGAATGGAATAGGAAAACATTATTTTGCTAATGCACGAATGGTCTTTGCTAACGGAACTATAGCCGACCTAACCGCCGACCGAATGAGCGAAGAGAAGCGCGCGTCTATGCACGTAGTAGGCGGCGGGGCTGGAATGAAAATAAATTTTTTAGAAAAGAAAAACGACACATTAGCCGACGAACTAAACGACTTCATATACGGCGGCTATAGTAATTTCGTAACGGCGCGCGAAACGTTACGGGTAGCCTTCAATATAATAAAGTCAATTCAATGAAAAAGAAATTAATGCACCCGAACCGAAGAGTAGCACAACCGCGTAAAGGCAAACGGAGCAAACAGGAACGGCACGCCGCGCGTGTAGCTATGCGTCAAGCGGCTTTACGTAAGTCGGGTATAGATAAAGCGCGGGGTTGCTGTTAATGGCTACCAGTAGAGTACAGCAATTAATAACTAACGTGCAAGCGACCGACGAATTTTTAATCGAAGCGGTTGAACTTAATCAAGCTATGGCGCTTCGGTCGGTTAAGAAATTGCAAGATAGAATTATTGACTTAATGAAGGAATTAGACACGAAAGGCGGAAGCCTTGAAGGAATTAAAATCAACTTGAAGCAAAGTCAAAAAATTCATAAGGATATGTTAGCGCTTTTAGAAAAGGAATACGGACCCGAAGTTCTAAGCATGATTAGTAATTTCGACGATATAAATAAATTCATTGTTAGGTCATGGAAGGATTTAGGCGAAACGGCGAAGTATACAGGCATTGACCGAACCATGATGGAAGTACTTAGGACGACAAGCTACGACCAATTTCTTGTATTCGGCGAAGACGCTGTAAACCGTATAGCGCAAGGTATGTATGATAGTGTAATAGCCGGGGAAAAATTTAGCGAGTTAGTCAAAACCGTGCGCGGCGTTATGGTAGGCCACGTAGACCGCGCCGGGCGACCTATGGCGCAATATGCAAGGCAAGCCGCTTTCGACACGACAATGAATTATCATAATGAAGTCAATCTACAAAAGGCGAATGACTTAGGCTTCAATCATTACCTATATGTAGGCGACATTATAAAAACGACCCGGCCCTTTTGTGAAACGCGCGCGGGTGGAGTATATACGCGCGGTCAAATTACTTCATGGAACCGTTTTAATTGGCAAGGCAAAAGCGGTCCCGCTAAGACTAATAGGGGCGGGTATAACTGTAGACACCATTGGCGACCCGTAAAGCCCGAATGGATACCGGAAGGCCGAATAGAAGTACAAAGCTTTAATTTAGAAAATCAGCAAGGCACTTAATTAACCAT